ATCATCCAGCACCTTGTACAGCCGCGCGTCCGAGCCACCGCCGATCTGGATATAATCGCCCGCCTTTAGATAGCCGGTCGCCAATGCCGGCAAGCCATCAATCGACAACGTGTCGCCAGTCTGCGCTGCGCCATTGACAACAGGCGTTCCCGGCGTCGTGCTTGCCGATCCGCGCGCCGTCGCGCCATTCGGGTCGCCCATCAAAAACGTGCCATACGGCCCGCGCAATTTTGCCAGGAACGCAACCCACGGCTCGGCAGTATCGCGCTGCATTGGCGGCAAGCTGATATCGGCCTCCCATCGCTGCCCGGCACTGCGCTGCGCTTGTTGCTTGAACGTAAATGGCGATTGCGTCAGCGCCGTCGCATCCCGCGCGATCAGGCTTATTTGCGCAATGCCGGTTGCTGGCGTGTCAATAGGATATGTGATTGCCATATTTTACCCCATCGCCGCCGCATACGACCCGCCGCGCCGCTTGGCGTCAAGAACCGCGCCCTTGGCCGCCTCGGCGATCTGCGGCAACATCCCCAGCACCTCGGCCCTCACGGTCTGGCTTACTCCGGTTGTCAGGTTGATGGTCTGGTTTACCGTGACGCCGCCGCCGCCGATGCCGCCATTCGGAATGACGCCGGACGTGCGCCCAGGCACGACGATTTCCGGGCCTTTCTCACCGACCAGATACGGTCGACCAGCGGTCACAGGACCACCCATAGCGCGTGCGCCAGCCACATTAAAGCCCATAGATTGCGCCAGCGGCAACGTGATTTGCTGCTGGATCATGATCCGGGCAAGATCGGCAAGGATCGACCGCGCCATATCTTTGAAGGCTTGGCTGGCTGATTTAGTGCCGGTGACAAGACCAACAAGCGCATCCTCCAGCCTGTCAATCCCGCGCATTTTGACATCATCCATAGTCATGCCGACTTTTTCTAAAGATTCCCGCGCCTCTTGCATCGGCGCATCAATCTTTTCAAACTCAGCAGCAAGATCAGCGATTGATCGTGTGGTGGCCTTTATATTGTCATTTGCCGCCACAAAGAAAGAATCTGTCTGGTCAATGTTGTTTTGCAAAACGTGGAACGGAACTGTCGCGCCAAAAACACTGCGCTGCATTTCTTTCATCTGCAAAGATGCTTGCGCCGCAGCTTCAACAAGGCCCAGAACCTTCGGCGTTGCCTTTTTCGCCTGATTGCCGGTTTCTTCAATGACTGGCGGCGCTTGATTCATCGCTGCTCTTAATTCATCGAACACCCCGGTCAGATCGAGCGAAACCTTGCCAAGCGTGAGCATTTCGCCGGTTGTCTTTTTTGACTTCCGCCCGGCCTCGGCGATCAGCGTGGAAAGGTTGCCAGCAACTGCGCCCAGAGCGCCGCCGCCCGCGCCGACCTCTTTCACAGCCTTGGAAAGCTCCATCAATTCGTCAGAGCTAAGCTCTGCGCCGTTGCGCAAATCATCCAGCAGAATCTCGATCTTTAGAAATTCGCGCTGAAAATCATCGCTTGCGGACATGGTCTTCTCCCGCCACGCCTCGAACGCCGACACAATCTTGCCGATGGATGCTTGATATTCTTCCGCGCTAATCCCGAAGCTCATAGCCCGCCGGATATCATTGAACATCGCAATCACGTTGTTCATATTCCGAATCACGGTATTAGTGAACTCGATGACGGCGCGCGACATGCCTTTCAGAAATTCGATAATGGCGACGGCCATTTCTTTTCCGAACTTTTCAACGTTCCCAAAGTCGCCGCCAATCCGGTCGATCAGCGCCTCGCGCGCCTTGTCCGCCAGAAACGTGAACGCCGGTGCGAGCGCCGAAACAAGCGTGTCAATCACGCCGCGCACCACGCTAAACAGGCGCGTGAAAGCGTCATTGGCTTCCTCTACGCCCTTCACGGCGCGCGTTGATAGCGCAATCCCAAGGTTGTCCACCTCGGCAAACATTGCTTGAAGCTCCGCCCTGCCGCCTTGCAGCGTATTGACGAACGCCACGCCCTCGCTGTCGAACAACTTGAACGCCAGCCGCACGCGGTCGCCGGAACTCTCAACATCGTCAAACGCATCGGCAAGCGCCAGCATCTGTTTTTCTAGCGGTAACTTGGTTAGCTTCGCCGCGTCGATGCCCAATTCTTTCAGCGCATCCTTGGCCTCACCTGTACCGTTGGCAGCTTCAGCAAGTCGGCGCGTGAAGCGCTGGACAGCCATGTCGGTCGTGCGCGTCTGCACCCCGGCAAGCTCCGCCGCGTACCGTAGTTTTTGCAATTCCTGCGTGGTCACGCCTAGCTTGCTGGCGGTCTTGCCTAGCGTGTCAATGCTTTGCATCGACTGCTTAATTAGCAAGCCCAGACCAGCAGCGCCAAGCGCCGCTGTGATCCCGGCCTTGAAGCTAAACAACGCCTTGCGGACGCCGTTCAGCCCGCGCGTGACAGCCCGGAACGCCTTCTGCGTGTTATCGATAGCCGTGATTTTAATTGGAAGGGTCTGTTTTCCGGCCATCTTCTACCACCTTGAAATAAGCCAGCCATTCATGGATCTCGGACAAGCTCAATTCCTCAATCTCCGGCTGTGTCTTGTGTAAGCGATCCGCCAGGGCAAGAATATTTAGCCTCAGCGGATCGTCCTTTAGTTTTTTTCCAGATCCTCCACGGAATCGACATCGCCGAACATCTCCTGAGAAATGCGAGAAATGATCTCAATCGGCTCGCCCATCAGGTGAACCTTGTCCGCCAGCGTGAAAAGGCGCTGGCCGTCTGCGTCCCCGGCCTTCAGGATGACCAGATCGACCATCGCGTCAACAGTCTGATTCGTCAGAAAATCCTTATGCTTTTTCTGAATCTTGTTCAGGTCGCCCGCCGTGATCGGGAACACATACATCAGCAGGGGCGCGCCATCTTCGCCCCATTCGGGAACCTCGATGACCCGCGCCTGCTTCTGCCTGCGTGACGAAATGCGCTCACCCAGCGACATTTTATGCCACCGTGGTTTCTGTCAGGCCACCAGTGATCTGCATCGAAAAAGATGCCTCGACCATACCATCAGCCGCAACGCTCAAATCGCGCCCGGTAATGATTGCCGATCCGGTCAGCAGGTGGTCGCCGGTGGTGTCGCCTTCCATCTGGAAATTAACCGTGACAGTCGATCCAACCGTGAATGAGCCTTGGCCGGTGGTGTCGGTGTCGTCAAAATAGCACTCAACGGTCGCGGTTGCGTCCTTGAAGCTGGCGACATACGACTTGGACGCATCGCCCATGACGGTTGTTTCAATCGTGTCCGCGTTTTCAGAAACGCTAAAGCTGCGGATTTCCGCGATTGCGTTGGCACCGCTTTTGACGGTGCCGTCTTTGCCTTGAAAAGTTGCCATCGCCTATTCTCCTATCACGCGGCAGTTTCAACGTTGTTCTCGGCGACGGCGTATTCCACCGCCACCGTGATCCGGCCAACTGCGACCGGCTGCTCGCCCTCTCCGGCGAACTCGGCTTCAAAAGCCGCAATCTTCAAATCCTTCGCCAAGCCACCCAGCGACGGATCCGCCGCCAGTGCCTGCTCAACCTCCACGCTGATCGTGTCCAGCGTGTTGTCATAATTGTTCACGCCCGACACATACGCCTCAACAGCGACAGTCAAATCGCGCGACGACAGGCGCGGGCGGCTGATCGTCTCAATCTCGCTGGCCTCGGTCATTGTGTAGACACAAAGCCCCGGCAGGCGCGCTGCCTCAATCGGATAAATCCGCGACCGAAAAACGCTTGACCCGGTAGTCGTTAGCCCGGTCAGCGCCGTGACAATCGCGTCCCTTATCTGCTGCCGGACGTGCGCCATCAGTTGCGCTCCAAAACCAAAGTTGTGATCCCGGTGCCGTCATCCTCAACCACACGGATGGTGTAGCCTACCGTGTCAACCGTCAGCGCGTCACCTTCTTTCGCCGCTGCGACCTGCGCCGTTCTGCATGCAAATCGCGGTTGCTGCATCGCAACAGCCACACCACCAGCCGTATCAAGCGCCACGAAGTCATTGTCAAAAATCCCGGCAATCGTAACCGATGCCCCTCCAACCGGAGTGTACGTCGCCGACACCCCAAAATCATCGACGGAAAAGAACACCGCGCGATCCGCTGCCGATTCAACCGCCATTACTCGCCCTCTGGCGTCTCAATCTCCGACGCATCAACCGCGCGATTGGTCAGTTTCTTCTTGCCGCGCTTCGGCTTGTCGAACTCGATTTCGACAGCATAACCGCCAGCCAGCAGCTTTCCGGCAATGCGGTCCGGCAAGTCATGAACCTCGCCCGGAAACATATTTCCCTTAATGCCGGTAAAGCATTTTTTTGCGATTTCAACCTTCATGGAAAACCCTCCGTTTTCAAGGGAGAGGGCGCGGGGAAAACCAAGAAAACCCGCGCCCTCAACTGGTTAGGCCACCGAAACCTCGTCGGTCTTGGCAAACGATGCCAGGTGGCGATAGTTGATGTCAACGTCCTGATGAACGATAATCCGAACCGTACCGGCAAGCCCGCCCGTGGTTTCATCGACAAGGATGTCCGGCGCTCCGAAAAGACCGACCATCGCCTGCGAGAAATCACCAAAGATCAGTGCGGAAGCGTCGTTGCCGCCATCGCCCGGATCGTAGTTGGTACGCACGTTGGTCGTGAACTCAATCGGGTGACCATAAACCGAGGTCCACGGCTCCTCAAGCAACATCACCGAATCCGTGCCGGAAACCCGCGCGGTCGATGCCATCTTCGCCTTAACGCCCGGCGAGGACAGGAAGCCGATTGCATCGCGGTTGCGGATGCCGTTCGCTTCCTCGACCAGCTTCACCAGCCCGACAATGTCCGCCCAAGTGAGCGCATCCACATCGGTGCCAGCAGAGATGTCGAGATTGCCGATGCTTGCGGTCATCAAGCCACCGCCACTAACGGTTGAGCCGTTAATCATCTCGTTTTCGAGACAATCGGCCAGAGCCATCAGCAGGTCATCACGCACAAGCGCGTCGATGGCCGGGACCGACTCTTTGATAGCGAGGCGGCCCATATCGACAAACGCGCCCATGGTGCGCGGCTGAAGCGTAACAGACCGGGTAGTCTGCGACTGGTCAGCAACATTGCCAAGTTCTTCGACAAAACCAGCTTGTGCGCCAGCAGAAAAGCCCGGAATGTTCAGACGGTTGGTCAAGCCACCGATGAAGCGAACGCCGAGAGATGCCGCGACCTGCTTAGCACGCAGCGCCTCAATGAACATATCTTCGCGGTGAACTGTCGGCACCAAGTCAGAAATGACGTTCTCGTTAGCGACCGCGCCGGTTGCGCCGGTAGCCATCGGGCCTGCGCGCTCCTGCCAAGCAAAGTCAGGGACATAAACGCCCTTCGGCTGCTTGCCGGTGCGGGAGACGATTTCATCGTGCATCTCACGCTCAAAACCGGCGTCTTGCCAGTTGTGATCAAGCTGCGCCGACAGCATCCGCGAAAGCGAATATTCTTTGCGCTCTTTCTCAGTCACCTCGACAACGTGCGCCGGTGTGTCCAGCGGCGCGTCACCAATGACGTCGAGAAGCTCGCCCCGGAATTGATCCAGCGACAGGCCGCGCCCGACTGCATCTTCACCAAGGGATGCCTTGTTGTGCTTACGCGCAAGGACCATAATGTCCTTCGCGTCCTTCCGTGCGGCTTCGGCGGCCTCGCGCCGAACCGTCTCCATATCGACCTCGGACATTTGATTGCCCTCCTTTTTCTGGTCAGTTGCTACTGGTTCGGAGTACGACCGCCCCACCCCGGTAAGACTTGACCGATCTGCCGGGATTGAAACAAGTGATACTTCCATTGGCGTGGCCAGCACCCGGTAAGCTCCGTCCGGGTCGCCGTCACGCGCGTTGATGCGTCCGTCAATCCTGTAACCGACAGACACGTTCTGGCGGATTCCGTCCGCCACATCATCGAGCACTTCAGAAGCCAGCGCGCCTTTCCCAAGGCGCACCTTCGCGCGCAGACGGCGCGCATCTTCATCAAGCTCGACAAATTCCACCACGCCCACCTGGCGTTCCATGTCGTGATCCAACAGCAGGGGCGCTCGGCCGGAACTAATCCATTCGAGGTTCATGCTCTCCGCGCTGTGGTCAATAATCTCAAGCCCATCGTAGCGCGCGACAGGTTCTTCCGTCGAGACGCCAAGCCAGACCGTGCGGTCATCGGAATCAACCGCGCGATCTTCAATGGCCATTGCCCGGCGCACCATGTTCACGATCCTGCCGCCACGCTCGACTGCTTCGGCGTGATTGACATCCTCGGCTTCGGCTTCGGCCTCGGTTTCAATCACGGCTTCCGCCTCGGCCTCAACCTCAGCCTGCGCCTCCGGCTGCGTCTGCTCATCGCGCGCACCGTCCTCTTGGTCCTCGGCTTTGATTTCGTGATTGTCAGTCATGTCAGACCCCTTCCCGCGCATTATGCCTCATCCTGATCTTCATCGTCAACCTCTTGCGGCTCGGCTGGCTCTTTCGATCCAAACGGCTCGAACGCCAGGGATAGCCCGAACTGCTCGGCAAGCTCTTTGTCACGCGATATTTGGCTGAATGTTTCTTCAACGTCCCTGCCGTAATTCGCCGCCACATCCTGCATGGACAAGATGCCATTTTCAAGCCCGGCAATCGCCGCGCTGATTTCCTTCATCGGGTCCACCCAATTCCAGCCGCGCCCTCGGAAATGGCTGTTGTCCGCGAACTTGTCAAACTTGCTTGCCGGAATCGTGATATAACCAAAATCCATCACAGACGACAGCCAACGCCGATAGATGATCTCGACGAAATGCTCGATGAAGAACGATTGCAGCGCGCGATATCCGTCGCGTTCATCCAGCGCGCCTTGCCGGATGCTTGAATAATTGACCGATGAAAGGTCATTCGACAGGCTGGCATAGCTCACATTGAGGCCCGACGCAACGCCGCGCAACATCGCTTGCTCAAACGCCGCGAACCCGCTGTTCGGATGCTCCGGCGAAAACATTTTTATGTCGAACCCCGGCGGCAGTTGATGGAACGCGCCCGGCTCCACATCAATCACCGGCGCTTCATGCTCGATCTGGTCGCCCGCGAACTCGTCGCCAGTCGGCGTCGTGATAACTCCCATCTGCGAGGCTTGCAGCCGCGCGGCTGTAACCTCGGCTTCGCGATAGCCCTGCATCATCCGCATGGCAGACATGGCCGGGGCCATAAACGGCTCCCCGCGCGTCTGGTGCGTGCGCGTCGGC